GGGAGACGAGGGCGTTGGAGGTAGCCGCGGCGGGGGCGGTGTGAAGCTTGACATCCGCGTCGTTGGACTCGGTGGTGAAGTTGAACATGGAGTTCTGGGTGAGGGTGTTGGAGAAGCACCACACAAGCTCCTTAACGGGGTGGTTGTAGGAGAGGCGGACCTGCTTGGTGGAGCCAGAGTCAACGGTGTCAGCGCCGGTGTGCTGGCACTGCTCGATGAGGTACTCGTGACCCTTCTGGGCGAATCGGCGACGCTCCTCAGTGTCAAGGTAGATGTAGTTGGCCCAGACCTTGAAGGTGGAGGTGTCGAGCCACTCATCGAAGTGCGCCGATAAATCGAAATCCAGCCTGACCTCATGATACTGCAATGCAATGAGTGGCAAATAGAGTCCAGGGTTCCTGTTGAAAAAGAAGTATAGGGGCAAATAGACAGTCTTGCCGGAAATACCGGATGTCATCTTACCGTAAGTAGCCTTCTTCGAGTCATCGAGGTAAAGCTCGGTGTACAGACGCCACCACTTCTGGTACTGTTTGTCAATTCTTTGTCCCCCGATCGATAATTCTACGTTGTTGATCGCACGCTCAGCGACCCAGCAGGCACCAGCCTCGTCAATGCCGGAGGCCTTGACCTTGAGTTCGACGTACATGTCGCCGACGAGATCACCGTTGCGGGCAACAGTGACGGACACGCGGCCGGAGTCAGCGGCGGTACCGTTCACGGTCTGCTCGATGTTCTCCATCGCGAAGTTAGTGTGGCGCTTGTATTTAGCCTGGAAAAAAGTTACCTCAGGGTTACCGGTAAGGTAGACATCCTGGGCACCGTAAGCGACGAGTTGCATAAGACCGCCAGCCATTTTGAGAGTTGTTGTACTATAAGCAGAGAAAATAATTTTGGGGAAATGCGAAATTTCGCGATCCAGAATTTCTCAGTCTACTACAAATGTCCACACAGCCTGATGAAATTGAAGATGGTGAAATTTTGGATACCGAATCCGAGATTGAAATTGAGACTGACAGTATCATAGATCCTGGTGAGGATGAGGAAATTGATTTACCCGAGCTTCTCGGTTCTCTGTTCGCGACCGATGAGGGTGACACTGTGTGCAGTGCTCTGGTTGGAATTTCTAGTCAGATCCAAGTCCAAAATAAAATTTTAGTGAAAATTTTAGCTCAACTTCAATCTCTGAAAACTAATTAAAAGAAAAACCTGTAGTATCATTAATATGGAAAATACCCACTTCATCGACAAGGAACCCAACAAGTATGAAGCTTTGGCAGAGCTTCATAATCAGCAAATTCGGTCGATGAATGAGGATCAGGGTACACGCCTCTTATCAAATTTAGAGAATGCGTGGGGACTCCATGAAAAAGACTTTCTTAGTCACCAGATGCTGGGATACAACCAGTACATTTCAAATAATTGCTTCAATGAATATGGGGCTGTATCAATCAATGATATAGATTTGGTAGCTATCAAGACTATAAGAAAAAAGAACCTTGACTTCGCTGTAGAGTTAAGGAATCATATGAACAAGATGAAAAAGGAGAAAATGAAAAATGGTGATACAAAGGATGACGATAGTCTGTCTGATGAATTGGGTCTTAGTCTAGATAAGCGTATTGCTAATATCATTCTACACATTGAGGATGGGTATGAAAATATCCGACGTCACTACATCTCCTATGAACGTGTAAGTACTCCAACTGTTCAGCCCCAGTTTCCAAAGTTTTCAGATCCTTCTGCTATGGATGACGAAGAAATTGAAAGTATTTCACCGTATCAGAAATGTCTTCTGTACACTTTAGAAGAAACCTATAAGTGTGGGTATCGTAGATACAAGGGACATTGTTGTGAAGAAATCAAGACTATTGAGGGGTACAGAACTAGAGCTTGGAATCCAATTTTTCCTATAGATCAGTTTGTGTATTCAATTGCTCAAAAGGATTCATCATTTACAAACTGGAAAAACTTTACAAGTAAGGGAAGTATTTTCCGTGAGGTTATTGACCATGTATCCAAATGCAAAGATCAGCAGTTCCCTGAGATAAGTAAGAGAAGACATGTATGGTCTTTCAAAAACGGTCTCTTTGTTGGTAAGGAATGGATTCCGGATCGTGGTGTGTATGACTGTCGTTTCTACCCATATGAGAGCTCAGACTTTGCGTGTCTAGATCCAACTATCGTTTCTTGTAAGTATTTTGATCAACAGTTTGACGACTTCTCACACCTGGAGAGGTGGCAGGATATCCCGACACCAAACTTCGACAAGGTTCTAAAGTATCAGAAATTGGATCAGGAAGTATGTGACTGGGCATATGTGATGGGTGGGCGTCTCTGTTATGATGTTGGTGAGCTGGATTCTTGGCAAATTATCCCATTTTTCAAGGGCATTGCGAGGTCTGGTAAAAGTACCCTAATTACGAAGGTATTCAAGAAGTTTTATGAAAGTGAGGATGTTGGTGTCCTAGCAAATAACATTGAAAAGAAGTTCGGTCTCTCTGCTATCAAGGATAACTTCATGTTCATTGCACCAGAGATTAAGTCGGATCTTGGACTCGAACAGGCTGAGTTTCAGTCTATAGTTTCAGGTGAAGATGTATCTATTGCCGTAAAGAACAAGACTGCGGTATCTATTGAATGGAATGTTCCAGGAGTTTTGGGTGGCAACGAAGTACCAAACTGGAAAGATAATTCTGGCTCTATCCTACGTCGTATTCTTCCATGGAATTTCACTAAGCAGGTTAGGGAAGCTGATCCTCAGCTAGATGAGAAGCTCAACAGGGAGCTACCCATCATCCTCCTCAAGTGCGTTCGTGGATACCTTGATTATTCTAACAAATACAGGGATAGAGATATCTGGAACGTTGTTCCGAAGTACTTTGAAATTATCAAGAAGCAAGTGGCTATGGTTGCGAGTACGCTCACAAACTTCCTGGAATCTACATCTATCAAGTATGGTGAAGAACTGTGTGTTCCTCAGACCATCTTCGTGCAGATGTTCAACCAACATTGTTCCGCAAACAATCTCGGTAAACCTAAATTTAACCAGGATTTCTACGTAGGACCATTCAGCTCTAGGGATATTGAAGTCCGAGAAGAGATTGTTAAATACAAGGGAAGAACCTACCCCAAACAGCCAGTCATATTCGGACTTGATGTGATTGAGGAAAGTATCGGATTCACAGAGGATTATTAAAAAAAATAGTGACCAATAGTAATATGAGCCAGTCGGTTCAAGAATTTGTTCGTCGTTCTGGCGTGGAACTTCAAAGTCCCAATTCTGCGTCAAATTCGAATGACAATTTCGCTCGGCGTCTAGAAAGAGACGTCGCTATGATCCAAGAGCGAAAAGCTCGTGAAAATAGGATAGCGCAAGGTCAACAGTTCTTCCGTAGCCCTACACGACCACTTCCCAGACAGGCACGGATTCCTCCCACACTCCAAAAGAACCTTGTAAATAACCGAACATATGGTCGTTTTAAACAGTTTGAAAACTCTCCATTATCCAACGAATTTGATGATGTCATCTTGAATTCTAATAACGAAAAAATGATTGAAAACTTATTAGCTGAACAGGAGATGATGAAACCTGAAATCAATACTAACCTTTTAGCCAATAATAATTTCGCAAAAGGCTTTGGTAATAACCTAAACTACATTGCCCCTCCACCACCAACTGAACTTCAAGTAAGTAAACTAAATACAGGTATGTACAATGCAATGATTAATAAAGACTTTGGACAAAAAAATGTTCGGATGGATCTTAAACCTTTACTCTTAAAAACACCGGTTGGTAGGACACCAATTGGTGAAGGTCTTTATTTAGACACGACCAAGATTGTCGGCTACTACGGTCAAATGCAAACTGGGCTTGAACATACAAGGGAATTTGGATTAAAAGGTAATTCCACCAAAGTCATCAACAAGGTTCAGTTCAAGTTTAACATTACCAATGATATTGAAACAAAGGGAGGAACCCTAGATTTCTATAGAAATGGTAAGATACGCTTCTCCGCTGGTTTCGTTGGTTCTAATATCGCCAATCAAGCGGAACTCTTACGCCGTTTCATGGTCAACACTTATACGGAAAAACAACCCTTCCTTTACGGTCCATTTGAATATAACAATTTAAGCGCTAAATTTAGAATCAATGGTGTGTTTAGAAATTTGGGAAGTATTGCTCTCAATTATAAACAGTATGGGATGAGTAACGCAAGTTATGAACCCGAACTTACACCATTTCTTTATATTGACACATTTGATTACAAGTTTGTACTTACTAGGAATGGAAATGTCCAAATTCTAGGAACCAAAGATCCAAAAACTCTTCAAAGTGCTTACGAGTTCGGAACAAGATTCGTTAAACAACTCGATAGAAATGGTGAAATTGAAGTCACTGGTGAATTCAGTGAAGGTCTCAAAAAGACAACCAAAGCAAAGCCCAAGGCCAAAGCGAAACCCAAGGCCAAAGCAAAGCCCAAGGCCAAGGCCAATGCGACCCCCAATAAACTAACCAAAAATCAACTTAACGCGGTGAACGTTGATATGGCGGCATGCAAACGTATGAGTAGAGGTGAACTTGTAGAATTGGCTAAAAAGTTAGGTATCGTCCAGTTTAGGGTAAAGACTTCTGATGGCACTAGACAAATGAAAAAGGATGAAATCTGTGAAAAGATCAAAGCCAAGAAGGGTGTTAGAACTGTCACCTACAAAAATACCACCACTGGTAAGAACATAAATCTTAAAAGGGGTGCTAATGGAAGATTCAAGATTGGTCGTGGAAGTTGTATGGGTAAAAAGGTAAAGGAACTCAAAGATATTGCTAAGCTTCTAAAGATAGAACTAACCGGTAAGGAGAAGAAAGCTGATCTGTGTAAGTTAATAGAAAAGGCTAGAAACAGCATCGCTAATAAACCTGTAAAAAAGCCACTTTCCCCTAGGGCTCTAAAGCAAAAGGCTACAAATAATAAGAGAGCCGCTAAGGAGGTTGAGAAGAACATGAACCGGGCACTTAAAACAAATAATGTTGAAATGAAGAGAAGGCTTAATGAAAACTCTATCCGAAACGATCTCAATAAACTGTATGGAAAGATATGGATGAAGAGGTACAAACCCAACCTTAACGGGGATGTGAAAACTATTCAGAATAGGATTCGCAACATGAATAAAACTAATAAGTTGGGTCTACCTTTCAAACGTGATATAGACAACATCAAAAAGAGACTTGTCGCACAATGGAAGAGGGAGCGTATCCGTGATCTGGAAAAGAAGCTCGTCAATATTAACGGAGTTAAGAATAATATGAGGAACAGGTACCGCCTCGCAGCTGTTAACTATATCATGAACCTCAAGAATCAGAAAAAGTCTATAACGGCTTCTAAATTGGCTCAATTCAAGAAAAATTGGTTAAAGCGTATAGCTAATATTACTAATAATGGGCGTTCGAGAGGAATTAACAGAGCGGTTAAAGCTCGGATTGAAACGTTATAATCACGGTGTGAGGGTGGACGACGACACAAGGACATGGGGAACACCTACAGACTCCTGGTTAGATATGGCCAAGGAAGAACTTTTAGACTCTATTATTTATACTGTAGCAGATTACATTAGAAATGTTAGGAGTGAGGGGGAGCGTGCACCCCTTAGTTTTCGTAAAAATGATGAGCCTGATGATAACAAACTCATCATGTCTATAATTGATGACTGGGAATATGTTGAAAGTCCACAACATAAGATGCTTTTATGGAATCTCTTCAAGATGCTGAACAGTGACATATTCAGGGATTAGGTAACTGCTGTATTGTTTGATCGCATGTATTAAATGCGGTGAGACACACTATAGCGACTGAAAACTGGAAAATAGCTTGTTCCCACATTCTAAGTACACAAAATGGTACTATCGTGATTCCCGCACACGTACCATGAAACACTATAAATCCTATAGATGCTGAATGTTCACTATGTAAAGCACCTGTCGTAGATACTATCAACGCAAAATTGATAATATCTATTGTTCTCATGAAAAGAGCCAAATTTATGCCAGATGCGATCACGAATATATACGATAGAGCACGCACAACGGGGTGATATTCTAGTAAAAGTCTGAAACGCGGTCGTATAATTTCGGGGGGTGGTGGAGGTTCCGGTGGTGGAACCTCTTCGTTAAATGCTATCGCCACCGAACCATCCGGCTTTTCAACAACCAGATGTCTGGCTTCATCCATAGACTTTAGGGGCATTTAATCTTTAGATTAATGCTTTTCTTAGGTTCTGCTATTTGCTTTAAGTGTATTGTGTGGTACGAGAAGTTATATTTTGGGAATGCTTCTTTTATTTTATTAGAAAGTTGAGTAGCTGGGACTATTTGCGGTATACCTAGACACACTGAATCTTTTTCATATTGAAGAAAACGATCCTCCATATATACAAATTTATCTAATTCTTCCTTGGTCATACCATCCTTGTGCATCAATACATAAGTATCTTTAGACATACCGTTACTTATGTAGAAGAATTCCGATACATCAACTTCATCGGATACTTTACGTTTTTCAAAAAGAAAAAATAGAAGGACGATACCTATCACCAAGTATAGCATGTTACTACTACTTTAGATTAATTTTGAGAGATCATTGACTTTGTGGAGAATATTGAACAGATCATTGTATGAACCCACGTCACTGGGTTTAACAATTTCAAGCTCAATCTGATAGGATGAGGCATCCTCTGAGTCCATATCAACACTGTCACCAGAAGATACTGTCATGTCAATGCTTAGGTTCTTACGAATGAAGGAGTGACGAAGTTTGGATCTTTTACGGTCCATATCATATTGTCCATGTGTAGGAATTTCCCTACAAATACTGAAACGAACATCTAGGGGTTCAGACTTGAAGTCCTCTTTGACCACTTTAATCTTTTGAACCATGACCTGTTCACCAGTATCTTCGTCAGATGAAATACGAATTCCATTCGTGTCGTCATAAAATACATCAGTTGTAGTTGTTTTTGTACTTTCCCAACCGTTGTACTTCTTGAGACCTTTCATTACACGATCAAAAGTCTCTTTTCCAACGTTTGTGTCAAATAGCGAGCCATTATGCTTCCCAAGACGAATCTCTACTTCGATGTGCTCTTCATTCTTGTGAGCCTCAAACACATCCCTGATTTTTTCGGTGATAGATTTGGTGTCCATTTTACTTAACATTTATTATACGCGCCTTTTACTTAAGCCTTTTTTATGCATAAAGTTTAATGAAAGGTTTTGACAATAATGGGAACACCTGTTATTTCAACACAGCCGTTCAATGCCTGTTGTACATTCCCGTACTGAGCAATCTATTTTTAAGGTGCCCATACGAAGGTGAATGTGAATTCACTCAGTGTTACTCCAACCTAGTTAAATCCTACTGGACCAAGGGGCAAGAAAGTGTCAACATCAGTACACTCTTAGAACATTTCCGAGCCAAGTTCCCAAGATTCAAATCCCGAGAACAACATGACGTTCAGGAAGCTATTTTATGCATCATAGATATTTTAGAGGTTTCTAAACCAGAAATTAAGGAATGGTTCTATGGGAAGAAGAAGCAAGAAATCATATGGCCCGGTGGGAAGTCATCGAATGAAGAAACATTCAGTGTTCATTTGATCACATCCTATGGTAAAAATATGGAAACAATGTTACTAAAAAGTACTGACTGGAATACTATAGAAAACTTTGAGGATAACGATGGAAAGGTACATCATGTGGCTACAAGTCGTTCGGTATTTTCAAAGTTACCACAAGTCCTAATGATTTCATTTGATAGTAAAAGTCATATTAAAATTATAGAAAATCTACTTATTCAAGACTATGAATATAATCTCGTCTCAGCGGCTCTACATGTTGGTCACCAAAATGATGGTCACTATGTGAGTTTTGTAAAACGAAGAAATAAATGGAATTTAATAGATGATGAAACCATAAAAGAACATGATCTACCCGATGAGGGTGGATTCTACTTTATGGTTTACAATTTAAAAACTCCTCCATCTTAATATTTTCCTTGATGTTCACTATAGTTCTGTAGAAAGTTCGCCTATTATTGGGATGCGTTTTATCATAACGCCTTTTGAGAGGCTTCCACCACATGGGTTCATCCCAACCCATATACATACATTCAACAATAGCTCCATCCTCAAACCAGGAATGGTCTTCAACCTTGTCGTGTGGAATTTCTGACTCAAACATGAGTTTACCTTTTTCTTGAACATACAATCGCCACCTGGATGGACCGGGTGTATAACCGGGTGTTTCTCGGGTAGGTTCCCATTTCATCATAAAGTCAACTGTATTCTTCATTTGTGGCTTCCACTTGAACATTGTCTCATGTGTTCCGAGCCGAATTGGGTCATTAATAGGTGTGAAAACGAGACCATCAACTTCTTGTTTCACATTGGGAAGGTGTTCATTCATAAATTCCTTAAAGTCCTTCATGTGATGAAACTCTTTCATTTGAAGGCGGTACTTATCCATCTTCATGTAAATGATTGGTTCAAGTACACCAAACTTAGCATACCCAAGGCGATCCAACAAATTGGAATTCCATACAGTCTTTCCGCACACGAGAACAGCATCATAAATCATGAGAGTGTTCTCATACAATTCACCATCCAAGATCGTTCCGTCATACACATCTTTTTTAAGATTCAGCGAGACTTCGAACATGTTGAATGCCCGATTTACAAAGAGACACTTCTTCTTTCCCTCAAACATCAAAGCAACCATCATATGCCTCTCTCCATCAGTCTTTTCACAAACGACATATTGACCACCCTTTACAATTGGGAAGTGCCTGTATTCAATAGATACCGGTTGAGGCCCAGGGAAATAATCCTTACTGCCCCAAGTTTTATGAATAAATCCGACAACATATTTGTAAAGCGGGGATTCCGGCTTTATAGACATGTTTTATAGTGTTGTGTAAACTTTAAGATACTTTCACGCCAGCAGCGTTTAGGATATTACTTAAGCATTCATGTGTATAAGTCATGGTTAACTTAGCTGCTGTAAATGCATAAACTCGCACTCCATCACTAATAAACTTTTCAAAAAACTTGGGTGAAATCTTCCATCCGGATTTTTTAGAAACGTTTTTAGTGTTTAGAAACCAAGCTTTTGATTTGGTAGACGTGACGTGGTAGATATCTTTGGAAACCTTCTTTCCTATCTCAGTGTCAAAATCTAAACCCATTTGGGACGCAGGTTCACTCGAACCTTCTCGTACCTTCGTCTTAAATTGATCCCAATTGATACCCTCCTTGACACCCGGGAAAACAAGGCACCCTACATGTTCGTGGGGTTCAAAGCACTGATCTAGAGATCCATCATCTACACCAATCCCAAAATCTATGAAGATAATACGATCACACGTCTTCATATATTTCTGGATAGCCTCAGCCTTTTTGTAAGGATCGTCATCAACGTACGTGATCTCATTATTATAGTTTTTTTGAAGACATCGCATATTTAACCTTAGAACGGAATGAAGTGTTTTAACATGACACGCCTTTGACCTCACAACTAGAATCGTAACGATCTTCATATATTTCGTATTAGATTCTATCCCTTAAGCCTATCATTTAGACACCCCGAGAATGGTAAATTGCCTACATGTCCTAGAGTCGTGTTAACATCCGCGTAAATTTTACCATCGGCTTGTTGCCAACGACGACAGAATGCGTAATCTTCTGATAAGTACCTACGATTCGTGGGATCAATCATACAATCAAACGCTGCATGGTATTCGTCGAAGTCTCTATTTTGGTGGTCATTCTTACACCACAATTCTGGAAACTTCTCCTCTAAGGTTTTGAATACAGAACGTTTGATAACCATAAAACCAGTGGGTCCATCTAGAATCTCAATGAAACCATCCTTAATTGGGCGATTCTGGGCTCCAAAGTTAATTACTAGACTCGACGACAACATAGACATATTGCGATCATCTCCAGCCTTAACCGCCTCAGCAGCTTGGTCCCACATGACAACCTTCTTGGGATAGCACGCTACAGAGAGATCGTGACCAGACTTTACTAGACGTACAACAGCCTCGGGGTCAAAGTGTATATCAGCATCTATAAACATGAAATATTCACAATCAGTTTTTTGCATGAAGCGACCAACTGAAACATTACGCGCGCGATGAACTAGGGACTCATTTTCGGTAGTGTCAAGAAATAGCTGAATATTCTCTTTTATTAAAAGGATCTGAAGTTTGATTATACTAGACATATACTTCTCTAAGCATAATCCACCATAGCATGGTGTGGCTAGAAACAACTTCACCATATTCTAATACTAAGCTTTAGCCTCTAAGTGCTTTTTAATTATATTATCTATCTTGTTTAGGGTTGGTACAGATATGTTACATTTTTCACACAGTTCAGATTTTTTTACTTTTGAACCTAGAACCTTATAAATAATAGCCGAAGCTACACTATTAGGTGTTTTGCTCATAAGTTCCACACAGTCTTCAGTTGAATTACACAATTTGATACATTGTAACCGTTCATCCTTTGTCACCACGAATGAATTCAAAAGTCGGTTCATCACATCAAACGACTTTGTTACGTAATTCTTTTCTGTAATACCCATGATCGTATCCTTGAATATTTGTGTTGTACGACTCACATCCTTCGATTGAATTCCAAACATATCTGAAATTTCCTTAGTTGTTCGTGGATGCTTAGCTAACCGACACGCGTATAAAACGCAGTTCGCCTTGATCCCTAACCGAACAGCACCCCTAGTCAATTTTTCCTCGTTGAACTTTCTGTACATCATCTTTGCATCTTTGAGAACCACATCAGGTAAAGTGTGACACGCCTCATCTATATCACGGTATGCGTGAAATAGAGATCGATCCTTGTGATTCATAGACATATGAAAGTTAATTTTAGCCATTCGTTTATTCTCATATGTTGAAGAATGTTGTGTAGAAATAATTGTCCCTTTCCCCCAATGTTGGGAGAAGAGTTCGGGGTTGGCGTTAGGATTCCCACACCT